CAAGCCAACATACTAGCAGCGCTGTATGCAGCACCAATAACCGTAACTGATACATCACCTCGACATCCTTTCATGGCCTCAATGATTTGCCAGATAGAGTCAGTACGACCACCTGAGCTATTGACCAATAGATTAACTGAATCGTTATCACCACAGGTAGCCAAGCAGTGAATCACATCACGGTAGTTACGGGGTTCGGTAATATCATCATCAATGAACACCAAGTGAGTATTCATCTGCTGAGTGATAGTTCTGATCATACCCTCCTGTTGTCCCTCAGCCATTAGCATGAGGTCTTCAATGTTCTCGTTAGCTTTACTCATAATTCCCATCCTCATATCTAGTCTTCGCAATAATGTAATTGCGTACAAGTGAACTACGAACAATATCCTCAATGTGGAACTCGATACGTACAAATTCCTTCATTAGACGCACCACATCAAAGAACTTTAGGAGTCCAGACTTATCATCCTTCTTCTTCAAGTCAGTCTGTCGAAAATCCCCACACATAATCAGTTTAGACTTGTCACCAACACGAGTAATGACTGTATCTAATTCCTCAAACGTAAGGTTTTGAAGTTCGTCAACGATGATGATACTGTTAGAGAAGGTAGTACCTCGAATGAACGAGGTAGACACAAACTCAATATGTCCTTGTTCTACCAGTCGATCCCATGCATCCTTGCGCTTGAACAGGTCACTACAGATCTGTCGATAAGGCTGAATGTACACTTCCATCTTCTCATCTGCATCACCGGGTAAGAAGCCCATGTCACGACTCTGGACACTACTACGGATAATAGTCACCTTGTTGAAGGGGTTGTTACGATCCATAGCCTCTTCCAAGGCTTTGTACAAGGCAATGTATGTCTTACCTGTACCAGCTACTCCGTGCAACGCCATGAAGTAGTTAGAGGCTTGGTAGGCTTCAAAGAAGTCCATCTGCTTCTCAGTCTTAGGCTTGATAACGGTCATGTCATCCAGCTTCAACTTCAAGCTATTGTTTACCTTCTCACGAGGGGTCAATTCCTTTGCAGGGATAGCTCGAGCCATTGTCTGTTTACTTGCCATTGTTACTTATCCTTATAAACTACATGAGGAACTTGTCGAACTGTAGGGAATTGCTCCATGAACTCCTCCCGTGTAATGTCTGTACCGATGTGAACTTCCTCAAAGAACTGACCTTCACGAATGAAGCGTTCCTTGAGTTGTTTACATGCTGGACAGTTGTCTTTAGTGTAAACGATAGCTAGCATTAGATCTCACAACCACCTGCTGTACAAGCCAAAGTCTGAGCACCTTCTACGTTATCAGTATTCTCAATGAACTGATCCCAATCGATGCTCTTAGGCATGATAGCATACATCTTGTCATACTCCTCTTCAGTGAAGCTCTCATAAGGAGCTTGTCGATATGTTCCTCCGTCCATAGGTAGGAAGGACACACCTGTGATCTCATCGAAGTTATCCCACACCCAAGCACCAACCTTAGGCCACTCATGCTCTTGAACAGAAATGGTGACTGATGGCTTATGTTCACAGTAGTGACGCTGGAACATCAACCACAGCTTCAAGTGCTGGATAGCATCCAAGTCCTCACGGAGTACAGCACCTTCTTCCACCTTAACAGGGAAGCTAAACACTGTAGTGCTTTCAGGCTTCATCACACACGGCTCTGAAGGGAACCCCTGAGCTTTGAGGAAGTTAGTCAGAGGATCTTTGTTATCAGATCGTACACGCCGAATGTAATAAGGACTATGCTGAGGATGGATGCCACTTGCAGTAGAAGTGAGCTGAGATACTGTTCCCTCGGGCTTGATAGCGGTGATTGCAACAGAAGCGTTGATGCCAAGAGCAGCAGCGTAATCAGCATTAGTAGCGACAGCAACATTCTTAAGTTCCTCCAAGCGTTGACCCAATTCAGGATCATCAGGGTTATTCAACAATACATTGTCCAAGATACCTGTCATCGACACACCCAACAAACGCTCCTCTTCGGTGTTCGTCTGCCAAATCTTACGCAGATATGGGAAGTGAGTCATTGTCGATTGAAAAGTCCCAAGGATCGTAGCCATAGCAATCTTATCCCGTAGTCGATCCATAGTATCGCCACTGCGAACAATAACACTGGAAAGATTACAAAACTGATAAGGGCGAAGAATAATCTCAGAGCAAGGGTTAGTACCCCATTCCTGATCTTCCTTCCTTCGTCCATTCTTGGCAGCTTGAAGCTCTGAAGCATAGCGGTTAAAGATTCCACGCTCTCCCGAATGACTCTCATAGATGCTACTCCATTCACGCATAAACTGCCCCACAGGAGGCTTGACTTCATACACTGCACTGTTGTTAGCCAGAGCACGTTGACCATTACCATCCCACCAGTTACCTGCCTTAGCGTGAGCCATACGGTCATCACCAAGGTCAGACAGAGAGATCATAGCACTACGTCGAACCCCGCCAACGACCACAACTTCCCCGATCTTACAGAGAATGTCATGGGCTTCCAGAGAGGTAAGCTTACGCCCACAAGCTCCTTTGAATTTAGCCACTGTGTACTTGAACAGTTCAACCAAAGGCTCCGGCCCTGAAGCTCTACCACCAAAGGTCTTGAGTCGAGTACCTGCTGCACGTACAGAAGATACGTCCCACTTTGGCGCTTCTCCAGCATATAACAAGGAGATAACTTGTCGCAATGCCTTAGCCCATCCTTCTTTGGAGTCTTTAACGACCACCACAGTGTTGCTATCGTACAGCTTCTCTGGAATCTCTGGCAACTTGTTAACATACTTCTGCTCCACGCTGAAACCAACACCTGTACCACACAAGAGGATATACATAGCCTCATCGAAGCCTTTAGGGTCATCAATAGGCAAGTATGAGCAGTTGTAACCTGCGATATTCTGTCGCTCAAGCGCATCACCCGCTGTCATAATGCTACGCATGGAAGGCACAACATCAAGGTTAGTTACCGCTGTCTGGAGCTTATCACGCAGTTCACCTGTCAAGGTATAGTCATGGTTCTTCTTCAGGTGTTTCTCCATGAAGTCAAAGTAACGAGAGACTGTCTCAGGCCAATGCTCACGACGGCCTTTATCGTCCAAGTACCGAGCATAGCGGCTCTTGGCAATGTATGTATTGTATGGACTCATTGTAAAACTCATATCAGTAAATTTCCTTAGTTAGTTGTTCTTGCTTCTCTTCAATGTAATCTTCAAAGCGCTCGATGATGTCATCACTGTGGATGTCTAACAACTCCAGCAGTGTGACTTCATCGACTCGTTGAAGCTTCTCTTTAAGTTCTTCAAACGTCAGATTCATACGCTTCAATCAGCTTCTTCAGATAAAACTCTGCCTTCTTCAAGTCCTCAACACCGTTCTTGTCCATGAAGCGCATCAAGTACTGCATCATCTGTACGTAGTCAGGTACAAATAAAGAGTTACGAGTAACGTAATGAGTAGGCATCTTATCCACCAGCTTCTCGATGACATCCCGAACCTCAATGCCTTCTTCCTCGAAGAGCATATAGTGTTTAGGTTTATTCACCACATCAAAGTGCATATCCCCTGAAGAAATACCATTAGTGTTATAGAACCAATCATCAATAGCTTCTTTGAGAGGCTTAGAGGCACGGCTAGTCATATACACATTTCCTTTCACATAGTTAGAATAGCCTGTGCAGGTAATGCAAGGAGATTCCGAGTCACGATCCATAAAAGCATAGAAGCAACTATTACATTTGTTTTCCATCTTAAATTCCCTTCAATGTTTTCTCAGGAAGTTTAGTCGTAGTTCGTTCACTGCTCCATGTACCGCAAGCAGTGCACTGATAACGCTGATACTTACCTGCCTTAGTCACATTATACCCACGCTTAGTCAGCAGACCAGAACCACAAGTAGGGCAAGTGCATCCTGTCTCATCATGCACCGCTTTGTTCGGATGGTTCTTAATCCAAGGCAAGAACTCATGGTACACCTTTTCAAGCAAGACCACGTCCTGCTTATTGTAGGCTTCCATCTTCTTCCAAGCTTCCGGGTCTTTGTTCATACACTTAACCCACAGCTCGAACCCTTCATGTCCTTCTTTCTTACCAACACCCAAAGCTCGACCCACGTAATCAAGTTTGTTGCTGGGGAAACGGAACTGTTGTCGTGCAGTCTTCAAAAGGTCAATCTGAGCATAAGGAGCAGGAGGAGGTAAACCACCAAGCAAGAACTCTTTGTTCAACACAG